CATCACCCTTCGCGTCGCCTCCAGGACCCGCCCGAGGTTCGCCCGGTCCCTCGGGCTCGGGGAAAAACCCACGAGCTCCTCCAGCAGCGCGCCCGTCGCCTGCTCGATGGCGTCGCCGGCCATCGCTCGACCGAAGTCTTCATCGCTCACGCCCTTCTGGTCCGCCTCGGGCTTGCACACGGCATAGACGACGTCGCAGAGCAGCACGGGGTCGCGGATCAACCGGTCAATCAACTTGCCCTCGATGACCTCGAGCAGGTCCACGTCCACCAGGCCGCGCACGCGTTTGATGGCATCCACGTTGATGGCGATCGTCCATGAACGACCAGCATTATCCGTAAAGCACTTCATGCTCTGCCTCTATCAGACCCAACTTGGGACCGTCGTCGAATAGGTCACCTTGGCCGTCACCGAGACCGTGATCGCCTCCTCCAGCGCCTCGTTGCGGCTGAAGTTCGTGATCGAGAAGTCTGCCTCCAGTCCGCTCCCGCTGGCGCCGTCGAGGATCTGCAGGCCGATCACGCTGTTGTTGAAGAACGCGTCCTTGATGGCCGTGAACCCCGCATCGGCCGTGTCCCAGACCATCTCGAACTCGACGCTCGCCTCCTTGAGCGTGCCGACGGTCGCCCGCCAGCCCGCGTTACCACGCGTGGTCACGTCCGCCTCGCCGGTCTCCAGCGTGAGCGTGACGTCCTTGACATTGATCAGCTCGGTCCAGGTACCGGCGCCTCCCACGCCGCCGGTCTTGTAGTTGAGCACGGCTTCCATGCCGAGTTTGATGGGCATGTGGGTATCTCCTACTTGCGAATGCGGTACGTGACCGTCAATACGCTGGTGAACAGGCGCTGCTGGTCCAGGTGCTCAGCCGCGAAGACCGGCTCATGTCCGATGCTCAGCCAGGCCGCCTCGGGCAAGCCGTCGAGTCGCTTGAGCCGCAGGTGGTCGGCGATCTCGTCCATCAGGTCCATCAAGGCGTCGATCTCCACAGGATCGTTCGTGTTGATCTTCTGCTGCACGCCGATGTCGATCGCGAAGTCGAAGAAGCTGTGCTGCCGCGTGGCGCTCGCGATCGACACCGACTTGGGCACCACGCTGACGCGAAGCGCCTGCATGTCGGATAACTCGAACGACGGCTGGTAATGCCGCGCTGCCGTAAACGTCTGGCTGAACGAACCGGCGTTCAGACTCGCGGCGACGGCATCGGCGACAATGATGATTGTGCTCATGGAACGGCCCTCCCGTGGTAGCGCCCCTCGAGGAATGAGACGCGCCGTTCGATCCTCTGGTATTCCGTCCGCAGCATCCGGGCCTCGACAATGAACTCGTCGAGGCGCTTCTCGACCTGCTCGAGCTTGGCCATCACCACGCCCCACTGAACCGCGAACGCCAGCACCGCGACCGAGGCGGTGAAGACCACACCGGCCCAGCGAGACCACTCGATTCGGTTGAGGCTGCTCATCATCACGGACTCTCCGTGGCCACGTGCTTCGTGTGAATCCGCAGCGCCTTGCGGTACGGATCGCTGTAGCGAAACGGCGGCTCTCCGCCCGGAGCCATGACCTCGTACACGAAGGTCTGCGTGCCCTCGGTCTCGCGAATCCGATCGCCGGCCTTCGGCAGCGTCTGCGCGCCCGCCAGAATCAGGTCCGCCGTCCGAACCAGGTAGTCCCGCGCCTCGGTCTTGTGGATCACGCCGAACTCGTCGGCCTGCTCGAACTCGGTCCGGCCGATCGTCGCGGCCAGGGCCACCGTATCGCTGCCGCGCTGGTAGGTGACCGTCCGCGTCAGGTGTTGATGACGCTGATCCTCCAGCCACGCCGCGCCTTGTTCGAGCAGGTCCATGTGTCGCTCCGCGACAGACTGTTAGACTGTTCGACTGTTAGGCCGTTCGGGCTAGCGGTCGGCAGTCTTCCTTTGAATAGTGCAACAGCCCAATAGCCGAACAGTCCAACAGCCGAACAGCCTATTGACTCATCCGCGCGCGGACCGTCGCATCGTTGTCGCCGGCGGCTTTCACCACCTTGCCGAGCAGCTTGTTCGCGCCCGTCCCATCGTTGGTCGTGGCGACGGTATTGGCCTCGTCCCAATAGACGTTCACCCCAACTGTGATCGCCGTGCCGACGCCGGTCGCCTTGGGGAAATCGAAGACGCCCGTGACCGCCAGCGCGCCCAGCGCGTTGGCCGGGATGTCCACCTTGGCCACGCCGACCAGTTCACCCTGAACGACCACGTCGCCGGCCGCCACCGCGGCGACCGGGGTGTAGTCGATGCTGTTGCCGTCATGTACGAATGTTGCCATGTCGGTTTACTCCTCTCGTTGTGCGGCTTACGCCTCGCCCTTCATCTTCACGCCCGCCCGGAAGTCCTGAAGCGCGACGCCGAAGTCGAAGTAACCTCGGAACTGGATGCCCAGGACGTTGAAGTCCGCGTCCGCCCGCTCCACGGTCGGCGTCTGTTGACCATTGAGGAACGCGACCTCGATGACCGGCAGGTCTTTTGGGTCGGCCAGCAGATACCACGCATTGGCCGAGTAACCTGCGATGGTTACGTTGCTCAGGTAAGACGAGTGGACCACACTGAACTTGCCCGCGTGCGGATTGGTCGTGACGTACTTGCTTGAGGCGGCATTGTCGCGCAGTTCCATCGAGTTCATGAGCTGCGTGCCCTTGACCAGTAGCGCGGGCGGAAGCAGCAGCACCTTGGCGACCAGGGCTAGCGGGTTTCCATCGGGGTCCGTCTGCTCCAGGAAAAGCAACTCGGCATCGGTCAGGCCGTCCACGGAAAGCGCTGTGGATGCGCCGGCCTTGTAGTTACCGTTGGCCGTTGTGAAGAAGACGGCGTTGTTGAGGAACGCCGTCCAGAACACCCTGTTGAGCTTCAGCGCCCCGCCCCGACCGATCCGTCGCGGCAGCGCCGTCAGCGCGCCGAGATCGTCGTTGATCAGGTCGGTGCGGGTGATGGAGAACATCCGCCCGTAGGTCTTGGCCTGGTTGGTGAAGGTCTCCTCGTCGACCGCGCCGTGCTTGAGTTCACCGGTCGGGCCGACCTCCTCGTACTCGAACGCGCCGGTGAGCCGGTAGCTGGTAACGGCCTTGAAGTCGCGGACGCTGCGCGTGGCGGCGATCCGCTTCCAGGTGTCCTCGACGCTCTCGAAGCCGGCCAGCAGGAACTTGTTGGCGACGTTCGACAGGATGCCCGGCAGGCGGAAGGTGCTGAACGCCGCCTGGAGCGTGCCTTCCATGTCCGAGCGAAACGATCGGCCCTGATAGCCGTTGGCCCAGGCCGCCTCCAGGATGAGTTCCTGCAAGCCGATCCCGTTGCGGAACCGCCGGCTGGCGGCGTCGAGCACCTTTTCATCGAAGCGCGCCTCGGGGGTCGTCAGTCCGCCGGTCAGGCACACGGCCGCCGAGAGCACGTCGCGGTCAACCGTGTTATCGCGGATGTGCGCCGCCGGAGCCTTGGGGCGCTCGGCGCGAAGCACTTCCAGTTCAGCGCGCGTGACGTCCCAGCCTTCGGCGATGGCCGCGGCCTCGATGTCGCCGTGTTTGTCGCCACACACCTTGCGGATGCCCGCGATGCGCTCCGTCTCGGCAAGCGCCGCGGCGCGGATGTCCGGCACCGGATCGGCGACCTGCCTGTCCGGCAGGCAGGCGGACGGGGCGGCCTCCTTGCCACCCTCGTCCTTCTGCCCCGCGGCATCGACCGTGACCGGCTCCTGCTCGACTTCCTTGTCCTTCTTGGTCTTCATTATCGTTGACTCCTTGGCCGATGCGGCCACGCTCGCGGAGGTTCTGCCGTCGGCGGCCAGATCGACGAATGAGATTTCGCCCAGCGTTGCCCTGCGAACGACGTTGACAGGTCCCTTAAACTCCCGGCCGTTCACCAGAACGGTCTGGTCATCGCGCACGAACTCGAACTGCTCCACCGAGGCCCCAAGCGACGCCTGCCAGGGGAAACCGTTGCGCGCAGACGCGACGATCTCCTTCGCGGCGGTGGTGTCGCGCGAGATGACGCCGGCGGCGACGAGCCTGCCCTCGGCCACGGCAATGCTGTCGGTGTGTCCCACCCCGGCAGTCGCGTCGTGGCCGAAACGGACCGGGCGCGACTGCGACGGAATCGCCAGACCCGCCAGGTCGACGATGACGGGGAATCGCCACCCGGCGATGCGCATCGGTCCGCCGGTGTAGGCGATCATCGAAAAGCGCGGCAGCTTCGGTTTGCCATCGTGTCCCGCGGCAACGTCCGCCGACGCTTCGATGGACAACCCGCCCGGCTCGCTCAGGAACTGGAGCGTCGTAGTTGCCTGCGCGCCGACTCGTTGTCCGCACACCGCCCGGCGCTGCTTGGCGTCCGGGAACTCGCGGATCACGGTCGGATCGCCCATGCAGCGAGCGATGAATTCGTCGTGGGTCTCACCCTGGTTTCGTTCAGGCAGCGGCACGGCGGACCTCCTTGCCATTGTCGTCCGTGTCGTTCTCCGCGGGAGCGCTCGGCGCGGCCTCCGCGCTCGAGAGACCGAGTTCCTTCATCAGCGCGACCTCCCTGGCCCGCTGGCGCAGCTCGGTTTCCCAGTCCTTGCCCTGCCGGGCGTACTCGGTTGCCAGCGTCGTCGTGTGACTGGCCAGCCGCTGCGTTTGCGCCGACGCTTCCTTGGCCGGGTCGACGTGTTCGGTGCCGTCCCAGAACCACTGGTGCGGCATCGCCTTCACACTCCGCAGAAACGCGAAGTCGTTCAGCAGTCGCGCCTCATGCAGCCATGCGGACAGAATCCGGTCGAGCACGGAACTGTTGCAGTCGGCCTGCTCGACGCGGATGCTCTTGAAGTAGGTCTGGTGATCCAGGCGACCGGAGGCGTAGTTGTAGCCCGACGAATTGCCCGCCGCGACGTTGAACGGCATGTTCAAACAGCGGGCGATCTCGTTGAGCAGCTCGCGTTTGAACTCGCCGTAGGTCGTGCCCGGCTGCTCGGCCCTGATCTGGCCGAGCTTCCAACCGTCGGGCAGGACGGTGGCCATGCGTTTTTCGAGCTCGACGATGTCCATCGGCTCGACCGCCGCCGCTTCGCCGGTGGCGGGTGCGTCGGTGAACAGCACCGCCGCGAAATCCGCCGCCGTCTCCGCAGCACCGAGCACGGCCAGCGTGTAACGCCTCAACTGAGCGAACAGCGGCAGCGCCGGGGTGATCTCCGGCACGCCGCGGTGCTGGCCCGGTCGGTCCGGGCGGAACCAGTGGATCATCGCTTCGACGGGGACGCGGTCGAACGCGTCGATGGTCGAGACGAAGCTCGTCTGGCCGGGATGCTGCTTGAGGACCAGGTAGACACGCGGGTTGCCGTAGCGGTCGAACTCGATGCCATCCACGGTGTTGTCATGGACCAGCCGCACGAGGGGATTGGCAACCCGGTCGGCTTCCACCAGCTGCGCATCGAGTTTCACCGGCGAGCGAAGGGCCGGGTTGCCCGTCAGTAGGGCGAACGCCTCGCCGTCGGTCGTCTTGGCCATGCGCATGGTGCGTAGCTTCTCGGCCAGGCGGGTTTCCCGCGCCCAGTCCGCAAAGGCGGTCTCGATGACGTGGTTGACCTCGTCATCCTCGGTCAGCAGTTGAAGACGCGGACCGGTGCCCACGCAGTCGTTGGCCAGGGTCAGGACGATGCCCTTGGCGTAACTGTTGTTGGCGACCTCGTAGCGGCTGCGGTTGCGAAGGGTCTGGCGCACGTCGGCTGATGCCGCCGCGTCGGCGCTCAGACCGTCGGCGTTGGCCCAATGTCGGATGTTGTCGGCGTTGGTCACCGCCGCGTCGTACTTCGCACGGATCATCCGCGCGAAGTGACGGGCCTTTCGCGTTGTCCTTTTGCTGAAAGGCCACATCACGCCGTCCCCGGAGGCGAAAGCTTCACCTTGCGGATGCCCAGGCCCTTGCCGGACGCCGCCTCCTTGCTGGCCAGGTGCTTGTCGGCGGCGATCTGCTCGGAGAGCTTGTGCTGCTCGACGCTGCGGGCGTCGCCGCTGGCCTTGGCCGGGCCTTCGGCGTTGGTCTTGATCGCGTTGTCGAGTCCTTCACCCATGTACGTCCTCCGGCAACTGTGCCCCGTCATTGGTTACCTATGCCGCGCGGCGGGCAGCGCACCGCGAAACCCCGGAAATCCCACTCGGGCCACGAAATCGTTACGCATGTAGAACCTGGCGGGGCGGAATCAGGGCTGCTGCGCGCTGGCGGAGGTGTGTTCATACGTCGTGATGCGGCGGCCGCAGTGGCGGCATTGCCGGCGGCGCAGCAGCCGACCACCCAACGCCCGGCGGGTGTAGAGCACGCGGAAGTGAGCGCAGCCGCAATCAGGGCATTCCAGGCCGCGCTTCTGGTGGGACGTACGGTTGTCCTTGACCTGGGCCAATTATCGCCGGCTCCTTTGAATCTCCGACAGCCGGATGCGTTGTCGCGCGGGCGCCGCCTTGACCTCCGTACCCGGGAGCACCGCGCCTTGAACGGACGCCGCCACCGCACAGCCGACCAGGCAGTCGAACCAGTGGTTGTCCGGCCCGCCCGCCCGGAGCTTCCATTCGTCCACCACCCGGCCCCGGGCCTCGGTGCGCACGCGGTACTCGGCGGTGATGTGCTCGGCGATGAGTTGATGTTCGGCGGGCTTGCGGCCGAACAGCGACAAGCAGCCCGGATCACCCATCGCCACCGACAGCCGGGCGTGGATGAAGCTCTTCCAGTAGTTCGTGTCGATCAGAACGTGACGCACCTGGCGGCGTCCCTGCACGTTGGGGATGCGCCAGTGATGCCCAACCCGCTCGCCGCTCTTCCGCTTGTACTCGCTGAACGGGATGCTCGACGCACCCACGTAGCGCCCGTGGCTGGGCATGACCAAGCTGGCGTGGGCGCTCTGGCGGCAGAACT